ATCTCTGAGGACATATGTGGAGACGAAAGACTACGCGGCGATCGCCAAGCAGTATGCGCGCGACGTCGTCAGCGGCAAGCAGCCAGCCTGCAAGTGGATCAGGCTGCAGTGCGAGCGCTTTCTCGACGAGCTGAAGGAGCAGCGCCGGAAGGAGTTTCCGTTCCGGTTCGAGCCTCGCAAGGTTGCGCGGTTCTGCGCCTTCATCGAGTGCTTGCCGCACACCAAGGGCAAGTGGGCGAGGTCGCGCGAGACGATCCGACTCGAGCCGTGGCAGGTGTGGATCTTCGCCAACGCGTTCGGGTGGCTGCGCAAAGCGGACGGGCTGCGCCGGTACCGCGTGCTCTACGTCGTCGTGCCGCGCAAGAACGGCAAGTCGATCATCGCCGCCGGCGCCGGGCTCTACATGTTCTGCATGGACGGCGAGGCGGGGGCGGAGGTCTACGCTGGCGCAACCAACGAGGATCAGGCCTGGGAGGTATTCCGGCCGGCGCGGCTGATGGCGCTGCGATCGCCGCAGCTGATCTCGGCGCTGGGGATCGAGGTTAACGCCAAGAGCCTGGTGCGGCACGGCGACCAGTCGCGCTTCGAGACGATCATCGGCGATCCCGGCGACGGGCAGAGCCCGAGCTGCTCGATCCACGACGAGTACCACGAGCACCGCGACGATGCTCAGGTCGAGACCATGATCACCGGCATGGGCGCGCGCGAGCAGCCCATGCAGATCATCATCACCACCGCGGGCGATAACCTCGCCGGGCCGTGTTACGCCTCGATCCGCGAAGAACGCGACAAGCTTCAGGGAATCGGTTGCGAGGGGGGCAGGTTTCCGCTCGATCACGAGACCTTCTTCGTCGAGTACACGATCGACGAGGAGGACGACTGGAAGTCGGAGATCGCGCTCCGCAAGGCGAACCCGAACATGGGCGTCTCGGTGCTCGAGGACTACCTGCTCGCCCGGCAGCGCGATGCGATCCGCACCCCGCGCAGGGCCGGGGCGTTCAAGACCAAGCACCTCGACATGTGGGTCGCCGCGCGCGCGGCCTATTTCGACATCGAGGCCTGGCGCAAGTGCAAGCGCGACTGGATACCGCCGCGCGGGGACGATGTCCTCGCGATCGAACGGCTGCGCGGACGCCGCGCAATCGCAGGGATGGACCTTGCGTCAAAGATCGACCTCGGCGCGCTCGAGCTGCTCATCCTGCCCGAAGGCGAGCAGGCGACGCCGGACGATCCCTACATCCGGACGGGCTGGTACTTCCTGCCGGCCGACACGGTGAGCGAGGTGCCGGCCTATGCGGGCTGGGACAAGCTCGACCTGTTGACCGTGAACTCGGGGCCAATCCTCGACTACGACGAGATCCTGCTGAAGCTCGAGGAGATCAGCAAGGTCCTGCAGGTCGAGCAGGTCCCCTACGACCCACACCAAGCCAACTACTTCGCCACCACCGCCATGAAGGCGGGCATGCCGATGCTCGAGTACCGGCAGATCGTGCTCAACATGAGCGAGCCGATGAAGGAGCTCGACGCTCTGAGCCGGGCGGGCACTATCGCGCATGGCGGCTGCGCCGTCATGGAATGGCAGATGAACAACGTGGTCGCGCAGCTCGACCGTAAGGACAACGTCTACCCCAACAAGCCTCGACCCGAGGCGAAAATCGACAGCCCGGTGGCGCTGATCATGGCGCTGGGCGCGTCGATGGTCGGCACGGAATCAACCCAGTCGTTCTGGGAGGTAATGAACGCATGACTGTTAAATCGCCGCAGCCGCCGCTCGCGGAGCGGGCGGGTGCGATAGCGCGCGCGCTCGGAACGGATCTGGCCGGCTTGGCAGGGGCTGTGCTCATCGTCGTCGGCATCGACATGATTTTCCGGCCTGCGGCTTTGATCGTTGCTGGTCTGATCCTGCTGTTTGCCAGCGTGCGGGCGGCGCTACGTCCCTGATGCGCGGTCTTCTCGGAAGCCTGCTTGCTCCTCCAGCAGCAGGCGAGGCGAAGATGTCGAGCCGTGACCTGATGCGGCTCATGTCGCGCGGGAGCATGTCGCGTTCGGGCGAACGCGTCACCTGGGAACGGGCGCTGCAGGTGATGACGATGCTCGCCTGCACACGGGTACTCGCCGAGGGCGTGGCGCAGGTGCCGTGGAAGCTGCATGTCGGCGGCGCCGGGCGAGTCGACCAGCGGGATCACCCGGTTTACGAGCTGCTCTATCGCCGCCCGAACTCGTGGCAGACCAGCTTCGAGTTCCGTGAGACGCTGATGTTTCATACCGTGCTAGGAGGCAATGCCTTCCAGCAGAAGATGCGGGTCGGCAGCGCGCGGCGGCTTGTCGCGCTTGAGCCGTTCGAGCCCGGCTACATGCGGGTGGAGCAGGACGAGAGTCGGCGGCTGCGGTACTTCCATCGACCTGAGGGCAGTGGAAGCGAGCGCGAGTATCCGGCCGAGGATGTCTGGCATGTGCGCGGACCGAGCTGGAACAGCTGGCTGGGGCTCGACATCACGCGGCTTGCGCGCGAGGCGATCGGACTGAGCATTGCTACCGAGAGCGCGCACGCGGACCTGCACAAGGGCGGGGCGCGGGTATCCGGAATCTATACGGTCGAGAACCAGCTGACGCCCGAGAAGTTTGCAACCCTTGCCGCGTGGATGGATCAGTTCAAGGCTGGCGGCGCGCGTGAAGGCGAAACGCTGCTGCTCGACAATGGGGCGAAGTTCGAAAAGACCCAGATGACCGGGGTCGATTCCGAGCACCTCGCAACTCGGCGCTATCAGGTCGAGGAAGTGTGTCGGGCTATGCGGGTGATGCCGATCATGGTCGGACAGGCGGACAAGACGGCGACCTATGCCAGCGCCGAGCAGATGTTCCTCGCGCACGTCGTGCACACGCTTATGCCCTGGTACGAACGCCTGGAGCAGTCGGCGGACGTAAACCTGCTCACACCCGAGGAGCGGGCGGCGGGGCTCTACACCAAGTTCAATCCCAACGCGCTGATGCGCGGCGCGGCGAAGGATCGCGGGGACTTCTACGCCAAGGCGCTGGGCGCGGGCGGTACGCCGGCGTGGATGACCCAGGACGAGGTCCGCGGGCTCGAGGAGCTGGCACCGCGCGGTGGCCCGGCTGACGAGCTGAGCCGCGGCGCGATGAACCCGGCAGCCGACACTGCACCTGACAATGAGGTAGACGACGATGAACTTTGACCGCGCGCTGATCGAGGTGAAGTCGGGCGGCATACAGCGCAGCGAGTTCCCGCTGCGCGAAGTGAAGTTCGCCGGCGACGAGGGGCAGGAGGGGCGCACCTTCACCGGCTATGGCGCGGTGTTCGGCAACCTCGATTCCTACGGCGACGTGATCGATAAGGGCGCGTTCAAGAAGACCATCCGCGATGCCAAGCGCAGCGGGAACTGGCCGGCGATGCTCATGCAGCACGGCGGGTGGGCAATGTCGGCCGACGATCTCACCCCTGTTGGCATCTACACCGAGATGGACGAGGACGACAACGGCCTCCTCGTCACCGGCGTGATCGCCGACACCCAGCGCGGCAACGAGGCGCTGGGCCTCATGAAGATGAAGCCGCGGCCGGCGCTGACCGGCCTGTCGATCGGCTACCGTGCGAAGAAGTTCACCATGGGCACCAAGCCCGAGCAGCCGCGCCGGACGCTGCACGAGGTCGAGCTGGTCGAGATCAGCCTCGTCACTTTTCCGGCCAACCCCAAAGCCCGCATCGGATCGATTAAGTCCGGCGGCGGGCTGACCATCCGAGATGCGGAGGGCGCCCTGCGGGATGCGGGCTTCTCCTCGAACGAGGCCAAGGCGATCGTCGCCAAGGGCTTCACGGCGATCGATCACCGGGAGGGTGATGATCAGCTCCAGCGTCTGAATGACGCCACCACCGACCTGCTGCGTGCGCTCCAGGTTCGCTGACCCTCCACCCCGAAAGGACCCATCATGAAGACCAAGACCCTGCTGGAGCAGGAACGCTCCTTTGCGCCCATCGAACAGAAGGATGGCTCCGCGCCGGCCGATCCCGCCGTCGCCATCAAGCAGATCGCCGAGGCGGTCGAAGCCTTCAAGGCCAGCCATGCCGAGGAGATGGCCGAGCTCAAGAAGAAGGGTTCGGCCGACCCGGTGCTGCTCGAGCGGCTGAGCAAGATCGACGACCAGCTCAACAAGGCGACCGAAGCGAAGACCGCGCTCGAGGCGCAGATCGCGGCCGAGCGCAAGGAGCGCGAGGAGCTGGAGCTGCGCCTGCAGCGCCACAACATCAAGGGCGATGGCGACGGCGCCAAGGCCGAGCTCGAGCTGAAGGAGGTCAACCTCGCGATGGCGGCGCTCGCGGCCGATCGCCGGCGTGACTTCACCCCGCTCGACCAGAAGGGCCTCGAACTCTACCGCAAGGCCCGCGCCAAGGAGCTGCGCTACGGCAAAGATGCGCTCGACGCGGACGAGCTGAAGGCGATGTCGGTCGGCTCGGACGCCGACGGCGGCTATCTCGTCACTCCGGACACCACCGGGCGCATGGTCAAGAAGATCTACGAGACCAGCGATATCCGCCGCATCGCCAACGTCCAGACCATCTCGACCGACAAGCTCGAAGGTTCCGAGGACCTCGACGAGGCAGGCGCGGGCTGGGTCGGCGAGACCGATGATCGCTCCGAAACCTCGACCCCCAAGCTGGGCGAATGGGAAATTCCGGTCCACGAGATGTACGCTGAGCCGCGCGCCACGCAGAAGCTGCTCGACGATGCCTCGGTGAACGTCGAGGCCTGGCTGGGCGACAAGGTCGGTATGCGTTTCGGCCGTATCGAGAACTCCGCCTTCGTGACTGGCAACGGGATCCGCAAGCCCCGCGGCTTTGCCTCCTACGAAACGGCTCTCGATGACGGAAGCGGGGTCAGCTGGGGCGTGATCGGCCACGTGCTCTCCGGTGCGGATGGGGCCTTCGCGGCTTCCAACCCGGCCGATCGCATCCACGATCTGGTCGGCGCGCTCAAGTCGGCCTACCTGCAGGGGGCTTCGTTTGTCACCAGGCGCCGGATCATCACGCTTATCCGCAAGTTCAAGGACGGGCAGGGCCAGTACCTCTGGCAGCCCAGTCTGGTGATGGGCGAGCCCGAGCAGCTGGCCGGCTTCCCGATTGTGCGCGCCGAGGATCTTCCCACGCCGGCGGCGGGTTCGCTTTCGCTGTGGTTCGGCAACTTCAACGAGGCTTACCAGATCGTCGACCGCCAGGGCACCCGCACGCTGCGCGACCCCTACACGGCGAAGCCCTTCGTCAAGTTCTACTCGACCCGCCGCGTCGGCGGCGCGGTTGTGAACTTCGAGGCTATCAAGGCGATGAAGTTCTCGGCCGCTTAAGGCCGGGCCCGACCAGCCCCGGGGGCGACGCCGCGCGCGTCGCCCCTGTTGTCGTCCCCTTTCCGCCCAATGGAGGATCCCATGCACACCATCACCGAAAACATCGAGATCCGCGAAGTCGGCGCGCCTGTCGCCGCCGGCGCGACGATCGACGCCAACTCCGACCGTATCGACATGAGCGATTACGAAAGCGTCGTCTTCGTCGCGACCATCACCGACAGCGTCGCCACCGGCGTCGCCTCGCTGCTCGTCGAGAGCAATGACGCCGACAGCGACAGCGGCATGGCTGCGATCAGTGGCGCGGTCGCGACCGTCACGAGCGCGGTGAACGACGATATCAACGACCAGCTGCTGATCGTCGAAGTCCGCAACCCGGGCAAGCGATACGTCCAGGCGGTTCGCACCTCGGCAACCGCGAACATCGCCTACGGCTCGGTCATCGCGCTGCTGACGCCGCGCCGCCGACCGGTGGTCGACCATTCGACCGTCCTGGACATCGCGCGCGTCAGCGACTGACGATGCGAGCGCAGAAGCCGGAGCGGGTTACCGCTCCGGCCACGGCCCTGCTGACGCTGGCCGAGGTCAAGCAGTTCCTGCGGATTGAGGAGGACGAGATCGAGGAGGACGGCCTGCTCGGTTCCCTGATCGCGTCGGCAACCGTAACGCTCGACGGCTACGGCGGGTTGCTCGGCCGGGCGCTGATCGACCAGC